AATTAACTTTTTAATAAATAATTAAATTTTTTGCGGTTTTTTATGATTTTGTCCAGAGAGGTAGTAGTAAAAATAAATGAGTCCAATTTCTCATACTATGAGATTGTAGGCTATGAGGATATAATAATAGGCGAAGAACTCATGATACCCGTAGAATTATTATCAAAAGGTTCTCATCACAAAATAAAGTGCAAATGTGATTCATGTGGTATTGAAAAAGATGTGATATTTAAAAATTATGTAAAGTACGATAATAAATTTGGAGAATATAGTTGTAGAAAATGCTCCGAAAAGAAAAGAAAAGAAACATTACAAAAAAACTACGGTGTGGATTATCCTATTCAAAATAAAAAAGTTATGAGTAAAATGAAGAAAACACTTGTAAAAAAATATGGTGTAGACAATATTTCGAAAAGAGAAACTAAACAAAAGAGTTCTAAATAATAAAACTTCTATGATAAATATAATAGAAGGTGACCGATATGAAGGTCAAATAGAGTTTTCGAATAACGGAAATGCAACAACAACAATAGGTGAAAAATTAATATTCATACATAGAAAAAACACAAAAAATTCTTTACACTTAGATAATGTACGAATAGAAATATTCAAAGGTGAAAAAAAACTTGAAGGAAAAGTTATAGAAGTTATTTCAAGATTCAGAACAGAATTTGTAGGCAGAGTTCAAATAGGAAAAAAATCAACATTTGTAATTCCAGATAGTGATAAATTATCAGTCGATTTTTATATAAAAGGAGGTTTAGTAGCAAAGGATGGTCAAAAAGTAATTGTAGAACTTACAAAATGGGAAGATAGCAAATCACCACAGGGAAAAATAACAAAAATATTAGGAGATGCTGGTGATAACAACGCAGAGATGAATTCAATAATGTATGAATATAATCTACCAGTAGATTTTCCACAAGAAGTACTTAACGAGTCGGAATTAGTTCCAGAAGTTATATTTGATAAAGAAATATCTCTAAGAAGAGATATGAGAAACATAACTACATTAACAATTGATCCAGTAGATGCTAGAGACTTTGATGACGCTCTTTCAATTAATATAATAAATGAAAATAATATTGAAGTTGGGGTTCATATTGCAGATGTAGGTCATTATGTAAAACCAGGAACTAAATTAGACGATGAGGCATTTAAGAGAGCAACTTCTGTCTATCTTGTAGATAGATGTGTACCAATGATTCCCGAAAGACTAAGTAATGGAATATGCTCATTAAAACCAAATGAGGACAGATTAGCATTTTCAGTTGTTTTTAATATTGACAAAGATGGAAAGATTATCAATGAGTGGCATGGAAAAACTGTCATTCACTCCGATAGAAGATTTACTTATGAAGAAGCTCAAGAAATAATTGAAGGACAAGAAGGTGATTTCCAAAATGAAATAAGAGTTCTTAACGGACTAGCTCAAAAAATTAGAAAGAAAAGAATAAGTGATGGCTCCATTGAAATGGGTGGAATTGAAGTCAGGTTTAAGTTAGCAGATGATAATAAAAAACCGATTGGTGTCTATTTCAAAGAACAAAAAGAAGCTAACAAACTTATTGAAGAATTTATGCTACTTGCAAACAAGTCAGTAGCTAAGATACTTTCTAATAATCAATGGTTTAATGTCTATAGAATACACGATACACCAAATATGGAAAAACTTCAACAACTTGTAGGAGTTTGTCAAAATTTTGGACACGATGTTGCAATAGAAGGCGAGGGTGATGAGTTAAAAAAATCCATAAACAAATTACTAAAAGAAATAAAAGGAACTCCTGAAGAAAACATGATTGAAACTTTAGTAACAAGATGTATGTCTAAAGCAAAATACACAATAAAAAACATTGGACACTACGGATTAGGTTTCACACATTACTCACACTTTACCTCACCAATTAGGAGATATCCAGACTTAATAACACATAGAATTCTTTTTGATTTTTTAAATAAAGGAAAACAAGGAAATCCTAATAAAATTGAAGAACAAGCCAGTTGGTGTTCAAGTAGAGAGCTAATTGCGGCAAAAGCTCAACGAGATTCAATTAAGTATAAACAAGCAGAATTCTTACAAGATAAAATTGGTCAAGTTTTTGATGGAATAGTATCAGGAGTCACTGATTGGGGTATCTATGTAGAGCTTATAGATTCTAAATGCGAAGGAATGATTCGATATAATAGTATTGGTAAAGTAAAAGTAGATTTAGACCACTATACCATCACTGATGAAATGGGAAATAAAATCAGACTAGGAGATCCTTTAAAAGTTATTGTTTCATCAGTTGATTTAGAAAAGAAACAAATTGATTTTAAATTATTCTGATGACAAAAGAGTTTAGTGTTGAGTTAGATAATAATAAAATAACTGATTATGAACATTTATTATCGAGATTTTCAAATTGGAAAAAATACAAAAGAGAAATAAATCTCAACCAATTATTAGAGAAAGGAAAAAAAATTCAATTTGATATAGAAATCAAAAATAATCCAATGGTCTTTTATATCTCAGTAAGTGACCAAGAATATACATACACAACATCACTAACAAATGCATGTTCATCTTTGAAAAAATTAACTTTTATAATTTTAGAAAATGAAATTTTGAAACTAGAAGCTGAATTAATTTTATTAAACACACGATGGGGTAAAGTAATTAAAAACTTAGTAGAGTCCGGCTTAGAATTAAAACTTAATCAACATATAAATATAGAAGGACAAATAGATAACTTTTATTTTGAATTACCAAAACAAGCAGCATGAGGTTTTATAAGATAACAACCACTAAACACCAAAGAGAGATTGATGAAATAATTATGTCTATGTCATCAACAGAGGTAGATTATGTATCAACATTATACAACAAGATATCAATGGTTGAGTTTACCGATGAAAAAGAATACGAATGTATGTTTGCCATTCTAGACAAATATCTATTAAATAAGATATCTGAACTATATCTAAAATACTCTATCGATCATAAAATATTTGATTTGACAAAGGATATTATTTTTGATAATAATTTAAAATTATCATATAAAAACTATAGAAATCAACCAGTTAAGAATGAAGTTCTAAAACTTATTAAATTGTTCAAAAAAGACTGGACTACAAAAGATGATGTTTTGGATAAAATACTAGAAAAAGGAATCAATTCATTATCAGATTTTGATTTAGAAATTCTGAACTCTTAGAATTCAAACTCTCCACCACCTTCTCCACCACCTTCAGCAGGAGCTTCTCCACCACCTTCAGCAGGAGCTTCACCTTCAGCAGGAGCCGCTTCACCACCTTCCGCAGGAGCTGCCTCACCGCCTTCAGCCGGAGCTGCCTCACCACCCTCTGCAGGAGCAGCACCAGCTGCACCAGCCGCGACATTCGCCACATCTCTAGCCCAATATCTTTCATTTTCAGCCTTCTGTTCAGGTGTTAGTTTGAATACATTATCCATAATCCATTCAATATGGAAATAAGGTTTTTCACCATTCATAACTCCTAATAAAGTTCCAACAATCTCAGATCTTTTAGACAGATTATTGATTTTCTTCCAATCTTCAAATAGTTGATTAGAATAGAATTGAATATCTACCTGATTTGTGAAAACTTCATCATCTTTCAGTTCAGGAAACTCTATCAACATCTGTAGTTTCAGAGGTTTCACTATCAATTCTTTAAAGTTAGCACGTAATCTTGAAATGAAATTGTGAAATTTAATTTCATCTCTAGTCATTTCTGATGAGTCTCCAAATAAATTTCCACCACCATTCTCAGCCTCAAATCGTTGCATAGGTATCTTAGAGGCTCTTTTAAGAGCTTTATAAAACCAAGATAGCATAGTTTCATCATTCAAATCATGACCCTGTGGAGAAACTAATTCCATATTCGGAGTTCCAGCATCACCTTCAGGAAACCATATTTGTTTATTATAAGGTAAATGCTTGGCGCCATTAATAGTCAAAGTTCCTAAAGAATCATCCCATTCAACTTCTTCTGAATAATCATGAATAAGTTGACCTATTTGTTCCTCAGCTCTTTGTCTTGATAAACCTTTGATTGGAATCGTGAATTTTTGATATACAGTCGCATTTACTATATTGAACATAATTCTTGTTTGTTCAAGTATTTTTAATTGATTATAAGGCTTTATTAAACCCTCAACATAAGATGTCTCTGAATAATCATTTTGTGTAGAGTAGGAGACATAAATAATCTGAGAATCTAAAAATATTCTTCTTAATTGAGGATCTTCAGGAAACTGAATCCATAGATGTCCTATAGTTGGTTCATATGCCGGAACTAAAGTGTCAGGTCTCAATCTATTAAAACCAATAATGTTTTTCTTTTTATCATCAAAAATTATTTCTATTGCAATATGACCATCAATTAGAAAATCTTTCATCATACTCCAAGCAGTTATATTATCAGAAAATCCAAATTTGTTATAAATTTTCTCAAAATATTCTTGATATTTGTCTCTTACCTCTTGAGAATATTCATTTGAAATAGATTTAGGAGCACAAAAGTCACTATCATCATTGAAAACAATAGATTCATCACAAATTGTAGAAACAAAATCTCTTATTTCATCTTTGATTGAATATTCTCTTAATATTCTTCTTTTATCAGCATATGCTTTATCTAAATAAGGTATAGATTTTCTGTTCAAAACAGACGCAACTGCTCTTTGAGAAAAGAAATCATACATCGAGTTACCTTTAGCCGCATATGGATCTTCATTTATACCAATACCAACTTGATTACGAATTATCATATCATCGTAATTCATTCCATAGTTAGAAAGTGTTCTGAGAATCCTAGAAAATAATCCTTTGTTTTCTACTGCAGAATTAGAAGCAAATGCAAAGTTTGAATTATTTTGTTGAGTGGAACCAAAATTGTTATAAGTTGCCATCTATTATTTATATAAAAATTTACCATATATATTAAATTATGGTTATTCCTCCAAAACAAAAAAAAATCGAGACTATTTCTCGATTTTAAAAATATCATGACCTGTTCTACCAGCTCTTGGTTTGTATTTTGAATTTAATTCTTTTATAGCTTTTATATAATCTTCTGCCTCAGGACCAAACAATCTATCAGATATTTCTTGTAAGAAATATGGATCCATAGATTTTATCTTCTCTTTTTCTTTTTTTGTATCAGAGATTAATTTTTGTAACTCATCATCACTTAATCTGTTTACAGGTTGAAATGGTCTTTCTACCGTTTTCTTTACACCCATAGGTTTTAACTCTGACTCTTTTTTTGATTTAAAATTGAAAATTTTCATATGATTTATTTTAACTTGTTTCCGTATTTTATTTGATTTGTTCTAATTCGATTTATATGGTTTTTTAACGTACTATATTTTTCATCTATATCAAAAGCAACATCATAAAATTCACTTAATATTGAAGTTGTCATTTCTTTATGTCTGCTATCTCTTTTTTCTAATTTAACTTTCCAAATATCCACTAACTTTTTAGGATCATATAAATTTTTAGGATGTTGATGATATAAAAATCTTGGCAATACATTTAATCCGATTCTATGAACTAATTGTATTCTAGAAGAATCAAACTCCATAAGTGCATATTCAAATCCTATACTTCTTAATTCATTATACATACCATTAAAATCTACTTTTAAAAAATTATTTTTTTCAAAATCTTCAGGTTTTATAAACTTATCAAATAAAAAAACTCTGATTTCCAATGGTATTAAATTAAAGTTTACTGCAAATATAATAATTTTATTTGAAAACTTCCTAAAATCCGAAACAAAAACAGGAGACCATTTCATCCAGTTAGAATCATCTAAATAATGAAAGAAATAAAATCCACCAGGAAATATATCTTTTGTTTGAATATTTTTAATCTCTTCAGAAGATTTTTGGTATTGTTCATAAAACCATAAAGAATTTTTTTTGAAATTATCAGCCAAACCATTACCATTAACTAACAAACTAAGCTTAGACCTTTCGATTAATTCACCCATAAAGAGTTTTTGTTTTTATATATAAAATAAAGAAAGTAGACAAATATGTTAAACTCTAAGCCAAATAATACTAATTATTCTCAAGGTAATTATATTCCTAAAAACAAAGATAAAATAATAAAATTAAATACAATAGGTGGTGTTTACTACAGAAGTTCTTGGGAAAAAAAAATTATGACTTGGTTAGATCATAATGAAAAAATAACTAAGTGGGGAGCAGAATGTATGAGAATACCTTATCAAATGACTCATTTTGATAATGGTGACATGAAAGTAAAAGAGCACTGCTACTATCCAGATTTTTATTATGAGATGAGAAACGAAAACGGTCAGTTAAGGCAAGTAGTTGTAGAAGTAAAACCTATGAAAGAATATAAAATGGTCATTGCGTTAAACGAAGGTAAACTCCAAGTTCCAGAAAAGGGTACAAAAAAGTTAAAAAACTTTGAATATGATTTGAAAATGGCATATAAGAATAAAAACAAGTGGGAAACGATGATAAACTGGTGCAATAAAAAGGGTTATGAGTTTATAATAATTACTGAAGACCATCTAAAGAAATTTAATGTTTGAAAAACAAATAAAACATTATAATTATCATTATTATTATAGAAAATATCGGAACCAAAACATTATATAATCTATATAATTTTTTAACTAAATGATAAATCGGAAACTTGGCTATATTTATTAAAATCATTGATAAGAAGAAAAAGTAGATTGATGTAAAAAAACCAATAAACAACCAAATCCAATAAGTTACTCTTAAAAAATAGTAAAAAAAATCACTCTTACTCATATTAGACAAATCTTTCTGGTAAAATCTAGCATCTAATTTAGTCAAATTAGCTAAATAGTATAGATTCATCCATATAAAGAATGGTATAAATATGTAAAAAATACTAGTCATTTGATATTTCGATTTCTCTTAGACCTAAAAGATTATTAAACTCATGTTCCTGTAGTCTAACGTTTTTATCTCTTTGTAGAATTCCATATATTACATCATTCACAAAAACATAAACAGGATCACCAACAAAGTTTTCATATATAGCAGGAACAATTTCACTATTTCTAGAATTTACTATAAAATTAATATATTCTTTATGACTTGCATAATCCAAATGTAACGAACAACCATCCGGTCTTAATTGATTTCCTAACTCTGATTCCTCCCAAATCTGTAATAATATTTGATTCATAAAAACAATTTATGATTTTTGTATTTAAAAATTAAACAAAGTTTAAATATGAAATAAAATAAAAAAAACACTTTATGAAAATTAAATTAGAGTATATTTGGTTAGATGGTTCTGAGCCACAACAACTCAGAAGTAAAACAAAAATTGTTGACAAAGCAGATACAAATAATCCAGAGGATTACGCAATGTGGTCTTTTGATGGAAGTTCAACTCTTCAAGCAGAGGCAGGAAAAGGGAAAAACACTGATTGTTTACTAAAACCAGTTTTTGTCTGTAAAGACCCATTTAGAGAGTATCCTAATAAATTGGTATTTTGTGAGGTACTTAGTCCAGATGGAACTCCTCATCCAACAAATAATAGAAGAAATTTATCTAATGTTATAGATGAGTTAAATCTTACGAATTTAACTAAAGACGAGTCTCCATGGTTTGGTTGGGAGCAAGAGTATACACTTACTCATAAACCAGGATTGCCATTTGGTGAGGGTGTTGGTCTTCCACTTGGATTTGAAATTGGTAAAACACCAAGAGCACAAGGTGATTATTATTGCGGAATCGGAGCTGACACTGTAATTGGAAGACAAATAGTTGAAGAGCACATGGATATGTGTTTAGAGATTGGTTTAGATATTTCTGGTATTAATGCTGAGGTTTTACTTGGTCAATGGGAATATCAAATTGGCCCCGTAACTGCTTTGAACGGTTCTGATCAATTATGGATATCAAGATATATTTTGGAAAGAGTTGCAGAAAAACATAATGTCAACGTATCTTTACATCCGAAACCAATTAAAGGAGATTGGAATGGAACCGGTTGTCACGTCAATTTCTCTTCTAAAGAAATGAGAAAAGATGGTGGTATCGAATTGATTAAAGAAACAATGACAAAGCTTGAATCAACTCATATGGAACACATCCAGGTTTATGGTCTACATAATGAACAAAGACTTACTGGTGAACATGAGACATCAGGAATTCATGAATTTAGTTATGGATATAGCACTAGAGATACTTCTATTAGAATTCCAGCACAATCTTTGGTTGAAGGTAGAGGTTATTTTGAAGACAGACGACCAGCCTCAAATTGTGACCCTTACTTAGTATCTGCTAAAATGTTAGAAACAGTTTATTCTGAAGTATTAGTATAAACATACTACTCAAAAAAAACCCACTCAATTTGAGTGGGTTTTTTTTATTTTGATAAACTATTTAAATAGAATGTAGTCCTTGGCCATCATTACTACCTTCTATAGATATTAATTTTATTTGATTCTCATTATCACCCTTTTTCTTATACAACTCATTAAAACCCTTAGCTATTCCTCTTTTAAAGACTTCTGTAAAATAAGCAAAAGCATTCACTGATTTATCTTCATTAAAATTATACCAATTTTGATACATATCTAATAAACCCGATTGATAACAATCAAGTTTATCATCATTTGACCAATATCTCATTTTTTTGATTGTTTTCTTACCAAGAAGTTCTAACATTTTTTCAGCATTTCTGGTCAGTTTACCTTGTGCTTTTGATACGATTATCTCAACATAGAGATCTTTATTATTTAAATACATCCATTATAGCTTATTTTTTTAAGAGATTAACTCTTTGAAGCTATTTACTTCATGTTATATCTCTATAGTCTAAAAAGTTTAAAAAATAAAAAACCCTCAAAAAGAGGGTTTTTTATTTTTATTTATATAAATTAAATTTTAACTCTTTCTTTATATTGTAATTCTTTAACACCTAACAATTCAGCATCTAAATTAGCTCTTCTTTTTTCAAGATTTTTAAGAGCAGTAGAAAGAATTTCAGACTCACCTAAAAGCTCCATAGAACCTTTAACCTTTTCAATGTTGAATTGAACATCTTCTAATTTAAGAGTAACTTCTCTTTCTTTATCTTCAAGTTTTCTTTTAATAACTAATTCTTTATCTAATTTATTTTCATAAAAATAACTCAAATCATAATTTATTAAAAGCAAAACACTCCAAATGTGGATTAATTAAATTATTAATTCTTTTAACAACATCTAATTCAACAAACTTATCCATATTTTGAGATACTTCTAATAACACAGGATAAAAGTTTTTATTTACTATCGGAACAATAGGAGATGAGAAAAGAGACTCTAACGTAGTTTCGTCATTCAATTCATCTTCATTAATAAAAATTCCTTTTCCATTAACACCTAAACCAATTGTTAAGTACTCAGATACTCTAAAATTAACTCTATCCTCAGAAATTTGAGCATATTTTAAAGCAGATTCAATAACTCTTAAAGTTTTCAACTCAGCTTCATCTTTAACATGATTTTCTAAAAGTGTTTTCTCAATTGAATTTTCAGTAAGTAAGAACCAAGAATCCTTAACTAAAGCAATATGACCATCTTCAACTTGTTCTACAATAGTAAATACAGATTCACCCTTACCACCACTTAACAAGTTTGTTCTCTGTTCAGGTGATTTTGTCAAATTATGAACAAATAATTTAATCTCAGGAACCCAATCATAAATAGCCAATTCATTAAGAACTTTAGACATCCTATCTTGTTCTGACTCTACGTTAATAGCTTCTAAAAGAACATTGATAGGTTGTCTATACAATTCTCCTTGATTTTTAGAGTTCAATATGTTATATAGACTTTTAAGTTCATATAACAATTCATGAGCTTTAACATCATCATTCAAATTTTCTAAAAGAGATTTTACACTTTTATCATATGTATACGCTTTTAATTTTTCATTAAGAGAATTAATAATAGTCTTTTCTGAATGTTCATTGCATGCATTCATATGCCCTTCAATTATAACTGAAATCTCTTCTTGGTCAAGTGAAAGATTCTTTTTGAAGTTAAACAATTCTAGTTTAAGATTCTTCATACTTATAAATATTATTTTTTTATATAATCTATATATTAAGACAAAAAACTCATTTTTTGCTATTTTTTATTTTTAAATTGGATTCGGATTTATAGGTGGATTTTGAGTATCATTTCCATTTGCACCTTTACCAGCATTTGGATTTGAATTTATTGCATTCGCATTTTGTCTTGCTTTCAATATATTATTAAACCACCTAGTTCTTTTCGGAGCATATGAAAAATAATCAGAGTCAGACTTAGGAGTAGGAGCAGAACCAGCGGGCCATCCACCAAAACTACCAGTTTGTCCATATTGAGGAAGTTCACCAGGTATATCAAACGGAGTTTCGTTGTAAGGCCAAGGAAGCGAACCAGGGAAAGGTCTACCTGGTGGACCACCAGGTGGGAATGAATCCGGATTTAAAGGTATAAAATCAGGTCCATTAGGATCACCAGTGACAGTAGGATTAGGCGCAGTACCATCACCA